GGCTGGTGTTTGCAGCCCCAATAAATGTATCGCGTGAAACAGGACTTCGAACCGCAGAAACCACCTTACCGTTCAACGGGTTACAGTTTCTCTCTACGTCTGGAAGTCAAATGGTGCCCAGGGGCGGCGTGCATTTAAAGAATTAAAACAAATACTTACGAAATAGTGGGGACGCTGAGCTTTCCATAGTTTCATTATGTTTTTTGGAACAATTACCCCACTGAGTATTAGTAGGCCGGACCGAAATAACGCCCTGATATTGCCTCATCTTCCCCTGCCCCAGAATAGAAAAAGGCTCAGACGCCGCTGAACGTCTGAGCCTAAATTTAAAGCGCGTGGCATCGAAAACCCCAGCGCACTGACCAGAAAGTAGTCAAGAAATGTCTATCAAAAACACCACTCTCGCGCAAGCAAAACGCGCCCGCGACATAGCCGAAGTAGTAGGTGGCACACCTGAAATTGACTACGATCACCCGTCGCTCAATCACTCATTCTATGTGTCAGTTTTCACCAATACCAAGGCCACGGATTTCAAGCGCGGCCCCGACGCGACCCTGATCATACTTGAGGGGATCATTCGTACAAAGCGGATGCCGTCGAAGGACCGCCTGCCGCTGTTAAAGCTGGCAACCTTTGGCGACAAACGCTCCCAGAAGGGAAGTTTGCGCCACGACGCCAATATGATCAGCATCACCGGAGTCGAGGTCGATTATGACGCAGGGCGCATCACGCCTGAACAAGCGAGGGACACCTTGGCCGATGCTGATCTCGCTGGCCTAGTCTACACTACACCCTCTCACACAAACGACGCACCCCGCTGGCGCATCATTTGCCCAACTTCCAAAGCGATGTTGCCGGCCAATCGCAACAAGTTAGTGGCGCGACTGAATGGCCTGTTCAACGGCGAACTAGCCGGGGAGTCCTTCACAGCATCTCAGTCATTCTATTTCGGTGGCGTAGCAGGTCGGGCAGAGCCGATCACCTACCTGAATCCGGGCCGCTATATCAATCGCGCCACCAATCTGGACGCGATTGCAATCGGACGCGGTGGACGTGTCTTAAAGGCCCCTCAGGAGCATGATAGGAACACCGGGGACACCCGAACAGGTCGCAGCCCAGATGTCATCGCGGACGCCCTTTGGTCGATCCCCAATGATGGGACCGGCCCCTGCAACGAGCGTGACGATTGGCTGAGGGTTGCGCAGGGCTTGCACAATGAATTTGAAGGGTCCGACGATGGACTCGCACTGCTGATGGAGTGGTCTGCCCAGCATCCAAGTCATGAAGCCAAAAAGGTGCGCAACGCCTATCGGTCATGCGGTCGCTATCAGGGAAAGCCGGTCACGGCATGGCACATCATCGCGCTTGCTAAAGCCAACGGCTGGCGTGACGACGACGCCCTCAGGGCCATGTTCGACATTGATGACGATCTACCTATTGAAGACAAACCCAACCCCAAGGCCACTGATTCCCGTCTTACATTCAGGACGCCGGATGAATGTGCCGACATGCCGACCCGCCGATATGTGGTCAAAGGGCTGGTGGCAGAAGGTGATGTTGCCGCGATCATCGGCACACCCGGAGTGGGCAAATCCCTACTAGCACCGCGCATCGGCTTCGCTGTTGCGCAAGGTCAGGACCTGTTTGGTCATCGCACCCGGCAGGGAAAGGTCTTCTATGTGGCCGCTGAGGACGAGTCCGGCATGCGGGCGCGGGTGACAGCACTCAGGGCCGATCATGGCCCTGCGGATGACTTCACCCTTGTCGGTGGCGTGACATCCTTATTCCCAGACTCAGATGATCTGCGTGAACTGCGCAGGGCCGTCAAAGCTGAACGCCCGTCCCTGATCGTGATCGACACTCTGGCAATTGCTTTCCCCGGCCTGATCGAAAACTCGGCAGAGGGAATGGGGATGGTAGTCGCAGCCGCCCGATCACTGACCCGTTGGGGCGCGGCGGTGTTCCTTGTTCACCATGACACAAAGGATGGGGCCAATGGACTGCCACGCGGTCACAGCCTGCTGAACGGGGCCTTGGATATGAGCCTGCACCTGACACGCGATCAGAATGGAATCGTATTGGCTAAGCCAACAAAGAACCGGAACGGATCATCGGAATCGCAGATGGCATTCAGGATCGGCACCCGTGCCTTGGGAATTGATGATGATGGCGACGAAATCACCACGGCAATTTGTGAAGACTTGGCCAGTGAATACGAGCCTATCCAGAAAGAGAAATGGAGCGGTGCCGAAAAGGCGGCGGCGGACATATTAAAGACCATTGGGGAAACCGATGACCCAACATGGCGACAAGCCGCTGTCGATGGTCGCATGGTGTCAGCCTCAGAGGACCCAGACAATCGGCGGCGTGCCTTTACTCGTGCCAAGGAAGGGCTGTTAAGAAAGGGTGATGTCATCATGGAAGGTGATCGTTACCGCCTAGCCGGTGCTGTCGGTAGGTCAGACTTTGACAGCGATGATGATGGCGAAAACCAAGTGCCAGCAAACGACAGGTCGAAATTGCGGGGGCGGATTCACCATGACGACATCGCTTGAAGTCACCGGACACACGGACAAACCCGGACAAGTCCGCAAATGTCCGCTGTCCGCAAACCGGCAAATCAGCATCGGGAGCCGGACGGACAGGACAAATCCCTATAGGGATGTCCGTCCGTCCGCCCTGATGCACTGGGAATATGTCTTTCAAAGATCAAAAGGCTTCAATCACATCATCAAGCAAAGCCGATCATTCCAACGTGTCATCAAATGAACATGTCATCAAATGAATGGGTCCCTCTTGGGCTTATCGCGCTGCGCGGGGCATTGACCGCGAAGCGTGACTCTTTTCAGAATTTTTCAAAATCGGAATCCAGCAATGGCAACTAAAATCGCAAACCGTCGCGCTGACATGTTGGCAATCATCGGTGGCAACGATGACTCCAGCTTAGACATTGAGGCAACGCTCAACACTGACGACATCGCAAATCTGCTCGGGCTGACAACTCGGCATGTGAATGTGTTGGTCACGAAAAATGTGCTGATCAAAGATTCTGAAAACCGATTTGATACACGCGCCGCAATCTTGGCATTCATTGGCTATAAAGCCCGCGCCGGGAATCCAGAGTTGGACGCTGCCAAACTGAAGCTGGTGGAAGCCAATGCGCAGAAAGTCGAATTGCAGAATTCTCGCATCACCGCCGATCTTATTCCGGCGGCTGAGGTCGGTCGGGTCTGGTCTGGGGCATTGCGCGATATCCGGTCTGCGATCTTGGCCACCCCGTCGCGCATCGCGTCCCGCCTGCCACATCTAACACCCCACGACACGGCAGAGATTGCCCGCGAAATATCCACCACTTTGGCCGATCTGGCAGACGGCGAAGGAGTCGACCATGACAAAGATTGACCGAGTTCTAGCCGACGCCCTAAACGCGCTGAGGCCACCGCCTGTCCTGCCCTTGGCAGACTGGATCGAGGCCCACATCTACTTTCCCGCCACTGTGTCAGCCCTACCGGGCAAGGTGCGGCTTTGGACCTATCAGCGCGGCATCTGTGACGCCTTGGACGATCCTGAGATTGAGCGGATCACCGTCATGAAATCCGCACGGGTCGGCTACACCAGCCTGCTGACCGGAGTTATCGCATCCTATGTGGCGAACCAGCCCAGCCCGATCCTTGCTGTCCTACCAACGTCAGACGATGCCCGCGACTATGCCGTTGGCGACGTGGAAGGCACGTTCGATGCCAGCCCCTCCTTGCGTGGTCTGCTTGACGCAGATGCAGACGAGTCCGGTCGATCTACTCTATTGGCGCGGCGCTTTGCCGGGGGCAGTCTGAAATTCGTTGCCGCCAAATCGCCACGGAACCTGCGGCGGCACAACGCCCGGATTCTGTTGTTGGACGAAATTGACGGTTACGAGATCGGGCAAGAGGGTGATCCGATCAAGCTGGCGGAAACCCGCACCTTGGCATTCCGTGATCGCAAGATCGTGGCGGGTTCGACACCAGTCTGGGATCATGGCCCGGTATCACGGCTCTATGCCGAGTCCGATCAGCGCATCTGGGAAATTCCCTGCGTGGAATGTGACGAATTCTCAGAGGTGACGTGGAAAGAGATTCAGTGGCCACCGGGCGAACCGGAAAAGGCCGCGTGGTGCTGTCCCAAGTGCGGCTCAGTGGTGCAGGAACGGTTCAAGGCTCAGATGGTCGATAAGGGCCGCTGGCGGGCCACAGCGCCCGATGTGAAGGGCCACGCCGGGTTCAGGATCAATGCACTGGTCAGCCCTCATGCAAACGCAAGCTGGGGCAAGCTTGCAGCTGAGTTCATCCGGGCAAAGGACAACCCGGCGACATTGCAGACGTTTGTAAACCTGACACTGGGGCAAGCTTGGCGAGAAACTGAAGACGATCTGGACGAACATGAACTGGCCAGCAAGCGGGAACCCTTCGGGATGCAGGACCTGCCGCCTGAGGTACTGCTAATCAGCGTGGGTGTGGACTGTCAGGATGACCGTCTTGAAATGGTTTTCATGGGACACGGCAAGGACGATCAGGCATTCATTCTGGGCCATTCAGTGATCTGGGGCGCAATCGATTCGGACACGACATGGCAGGAACTTGAAGACGCCCTGCGCACTCAGTTCAAACACCCGGCGGGCGGCGTCCTGCGCGTCGATGCAGCGGTGATCGATTCCGGCGATGGTGGACACACTGACATCGTGCATGGCTTCACCCGGTCGCGCTTCAATCAGCGGCTCGTGGCGGGAAAGGGTGTGTCGGGGTTCAGCCGTCCGTTCATCCAGCGCAGTACAACCAAGGGGGCACCGCTGTTCCTAATCGGGGTCGACTCCATCAAAGCACAACTGTTTAACCGTCTGGCGCGGGGGGACACCTTCAGATTTTCAGCCGATCTGTCACCCGTGTTCTTTGAACAACTGACGAGCGAACGACGGGTTGTGCGATACCTCAGAGGGGCACCCGTCAGGCGCTTTGAACGGATTACCGGCAAGCGAGCCGAAACGCTCGACGCTACGGTCTATGCCTTGGCGGCTCGTCAGCTTGTGTCACTGGACATGGGACGTCGGGAATCTGAGGTCGCCAGTGTTGCCGCGCCAGGAAAAATGCAAACAATCTGCAGGAGCAAGTGGCTATCAAATTAGCTCAAAAACCTCTAATTCGGTTAGACTTCGAGGCTGGTGACCAGATCTCAACCGTCCAATCACTCTGACATAGGCACCGCTAGTTTCATGTGCCCTAATTGCGTCCGCATACTGCTTAGGGTTCAAAGACACGTTCGCTCTTA